GGCAACGTCAGCAGGAGGTCTAACTTTAACCTTTCTATACTTCTGCGTGTCTATTCTTGCAACGCTGGTAGCATCGTTCTTTTCAACGATACGAGCACGTTGGGTAAGTTTTACCTTACCCTTAACGCGCTTTCTCGCTCTTCTTTTAGAATTGATTGGCTTTGGCATTGTTCTTTAGTTTTTCTTGCTCCTCGCGTATCAACTTATCCAATTCTTGCTTTTGCTTGGTTAGTCTTTCTTGCACGTCTTTAGGTGCAATCGGGCAACCCTTAAAGTAAGATTCAAAGTTTGGAACGGTAAAGCCAAATTCATGCGCCCATAAGCAATAATCCGTATATTCTATGTATTTTTCTTGTGGTACATCGTTTTCAACACAAAAGATGATTTCGTCCATGTTGATAAACGTATTGTCACCATAGCAATACAAGCCGCCAACATCATCACCAACCCACCAACCACAGGAACAATCCCATTCCCACATCTTAGCGAGCTCAAGGAGGTAGCCATTGCAAGCAGCCTCCCATTGCTCTTTAAGATGGCGTATAACAGCATCATTTGTCTTGTAAGCCATACCGCATCTATTTTTTCGGGTATTTCACGAGTATGCCCTTGTACTGCCCGCGCTTGAACTCCTGCGTTCCCCACATGCCAGCCTTAATCTGATTGTAGACTGTCTGCGATGTAACGCCAAGTTTCTTTGCCACATCGGACACACTTAGCATTTCGTATTGTTCATTAGTTTGCGTCATGGCTTTGCTCCTCCATAGCTTTTTCAGACTGTTGCGCCGCTGCCGCCTCGATATTTTCCTGCATCATCTCCTCGTCGGTTTTCTTCTTGAAGATGGTGCGCTTATCCATACCCTCGGTGAAAGCCTTAACCTCCTGCATAACCGCTTCGATGAAGTCAAGGTTAGTCATATCGTTAATCTTCTCCGACATGATAATCTTGTTACGGGCGATATTGTGCAAGTAGGTTTCGTAGACAAGGAATGATTCGGTTTCTGTTTCGCCTATGGTGTACAACGGGTGGAAAAGGTTTGAAATATACAAATCGTAGTACCATGCAACATTAAATTCGCTTTTATCTTCTTTTTTATCGAGCAAATCAAACAATTTGGCATAGGAATGCGTTATTTGTCCTTTTGAATCTTGCACGGTACAATCATTATCAAATGCAATTTCAATAAATCGTTTGGTGTATAAATACGGGCGCGAAACGCCTTGTGCCGTAAAGTTCGTGAACACATGCTGATGAAAACCAGTCGCAATAATAGCAAAATCCTCGTTGACCGTCAAGCGCAATCCTTTATCATCAAAGAAAACACTTTGCGTATCTTTGGTTTTGTCGATGTGCAAAATAGCGTTTCTAAGCCTATTCTGCAACTGTCCGTTTGTTATTTTCTTTTTTTCCATATATTTTATATTGTTAAAAACGTTGCAAAGTTAGTGTTTTATTTTGAATATACCAAATTTATGTTTTGTTTTTATCAAATTTTAATTCTTTTTTGAGTATTGTTTCTATATTATCATAATCCCAATAAGGTATTTCGATAAGCTTTATTTTATGCTCCTTGCAGTATTGGCGTAACACTAAATCTCTTTCTTGTTGTTTTCTAAATTTGCGTTCGCCACCAAAATGACGAATTGGTGTGTAATGTTGCATGCCATTAAATTCAATGAAACAATTATATTTAGTGATATAAAAATCAACGAGAAAAGATTTTGTTTCACAAAACAAATCGTTAGGAATTATTTTATATTGCCTTATGTATTCAACATCATAACGATTAAGAAAGTCCGATATTTTAATTTCGCCTTTTGAATAACAACAATGCGGACACCCAACCCCTTGTAAATGCGAATACGCCATTTGTGAAAATATGCCGTGTTTGGGACAGATAATATCCACTTTAGAATGACCGTTTGTGTATTTTACTAATTTGTAATCGTATGTCCCTACACCATGTACGTTATTCGCCTCTTTTATAAAATCGTCAAGAGATTTGGTTTGAATTTGAGAAATTATTTCACCCTTACACATAGGACAACCAGCACCACTTACATGATTAGATGGCTCTTGAAGAAAATCACCATGCTCTTTACACGTAATAATTACCTTTTTATGGTTTGACACGTATATTGTTTTGTCGTATAAATACCTATCGCCATGTGTTTGACGGGCACGTTTTATAAAAGATTCAATATCTTTCCTATTCTTATTTGCAGCCGTTTGTGCTCCGCACGCGGGGCAACCACAACCATGCAAATGGTTAATAGGCTCTTGCCAAAAGTCGCCGTGTTCTTTACATGTAATACATACTTTATTTCTTTGTGTTTTATAGTCCACCTTGGAATAATCGTATCTATCACCATGCAATTGCTTTGCACGGGCAACAAATTCATCTGTTGTAAGTTTGCGCATATCATTCCAACAATTAAGTAATTCCAACAAATTGCAAGGTAGGAAGGGCTGTTGGATTACCTTTTCAAACGGCCAATTACCTCCGTTCTATCCTACTTTGCAAAGGTACAAAAAAGAATTGAAATAACCAAACTTTTATTCGATTTTCTTTTCAATTTCTTTAATTCTTGCAGAAATCTGTTGAATTGCGTTAGGTAAGGACGCGGTCGGGTAAATCTCGGCCACGTCCTTTAGTATAGCAATCTGGGATTTAAGTTTGTGATATTCGTAATCCATAGAACTTACCCGTTACCAGCCCTTACTCACCGTTACCGTTCTCATCCTCACCGCCAGCGGCAGGCTCTTGCGTGTCGCCACCCTGCTCATCCTGCGTGCCTTCGGTTTCATCTTCGGGTGCAGCCGTGTTAGCGGGCTCTTGGTGTTTGATTTTGGTTTCAGCGTTAGCGTCGTCTTGTGCTCCAGCAGGTGCATCATCAACGCCAGCAGCCTTGCGCTGTTCCATGTAGATAACAAGCAGGCGGTTGAGGATGGTTTCGTGCTTCTTGGGAACTTGGCCGCGAATACCGTTTTTCTGATTGTATGCGGCAATAAAGGCGATGGCCTCCTCGTCGTTGGTAATGTTATCGAAATAGTACGGGTTATCGGGCAAATCAATATGCGCCTTAGTACCATCGTTCTCGATTTCAGCGGCCTCGTTAGCAAGTTCAGCAGCCTTTTTCTTTGACTCTTCGTCGAGGTCGGCGTCCTCTACATTTGTTTCCATATAGTCGGGAACGATAAACACCTTTTCGATGCCATAGAAAGGCTCTTGGCCGAACACCTTGGTAATGCTGGGTGCTTTCTCCTTTTCGGGATTAAAGCGGGCAACGGCGTAGGCGGTTTCATTAAACGCGAGCTTGATGATAGCAACACCTTTGTCAAACGCACTTTCACCATCCCATTCCTTCACGGGGAGTTTTGGCAGATTAAGATATGCGCAAACCTCTTTTTCAAACTTGATATTCATATTGTAACGTTTTTAATGAATTAAACAACGGTGCAAAGATACGCACAAATTTTGAATATTCCAAACAAAAAGGATTATTTAACATTAAAATTTGCTTTCATCCTTTCTATTTGTTGTTTCCCAAATTTTGTAAGATTACCGTCTTTGTCACATTCGGCAAACACTTTCATGCGAGAGTTTACGGTTATCCACCGATAGCCTTTCTTTTCGAGGCGTGCTTCATATCGGTGTGCTTTTTCCAAGCCCTTACGGTCACTTTCCGTAACCGTAGGACTTGCACTTTGTGATACGGTTAAACTCGGCACTATCAATCGTAGTCTTGTCACCAATAATAAGTTGGTGTGCGAAAGGCAACGATTCAATCATTTCGCAAAACGCGCCCCAGTCTTCCTGCAACTTATGATGCCGACGCTGGAAATAGATGGTTTGCAATTGCTTGTAGTTGGTCGAAATACGCATGAACAATTCGATACCGAGCGGACAATTTGAAAGCAAACGCATGTAATTGTCATAGGACTGGTGTTCGTTGTATTCGGCCAAAAGTTTCTTCATTTGTGCCTTGCTTTCGTCCGAAACGTACTCGTTGAAACAAGCATCCATATCCATCTTTGCCAAACGGTGCATCTTGCTTGATGATGTCACAATGTCGGCAAAGTGGTAACGCTGAAATTCTTGTGTAAAGTAGTTCGGATATTTCATATCGAAAGACACGCGAATACCAACCAAGAAATTGTCGTGACACTTAATTTCGCCTGCCTTACTTGCTTGCACAAGTTTTACTGCACGTGGCATTGATGCTTCAAATTCCTCGTCGGTGTACTGTGGTGGTGCAACGCGCATTGCATTGCGGCAAGCAATTACACTTTCCTTGATGTCGTAAATTTTACAATTTGTTATAGTTACCATTTTGTTTTGAATTTATTGTGTTATTTTACCTACCGTTTCATTGGCCTTAAAAGCCTTGAACGGCATTACCTCAGTTCTTTTTTCCACCAAGTCACGGATAATTGACGCGGAATAGATGTTGTCTGGGTTTTCGTCACTAAGACGTTTTGCAACCATCAATGCCGATGCCTTATCCATATCGGTGTTTACGCTTGTCTGTTTGCCAGTTTTAGGGTCATAGCAAAAGACACCCCAAGTTTCCTTTGGTTCGCCTACAAGTTCGTGATTTAGTTCCGCTTTATAGAAAGTGAAAACCTTGTCATCGGGTAGGTCGATTCTAATGCAACCCTCGCGCAATGATTTTGTTCTTTGTTCCTCGCCTAATTGCCAAGTTTCGGGCATTTGCATCCATTCCATGATTTTGTG